TTGACCTTTATCGCAGCGGAGAAATCCGCAAGGCTTGCCTCACCATTACGGGGGGCAATCCGCTTTGGAAGGACCTCGAACAAGAGGTCGTCCTGATTCTGCTCGAAAAAGACCCCGACAAAATCACCAAGATGCAGGTGCAGGGATACCTGCGATTCTACATCGTTCGGCTCATCATGAACCTGTATCGTGGCAACAACAACCAGTTCGCCAAGAAGTACCGTCATCACGACGAGCGAGTCGAAGTGGATCCCGAAACCCAAGAACTGAGCAAGGACTACGACTCCCTGCTTGACGACCTTTGGGCCATCGCCCAGCAAGAGATGGACTCTTGGGCCAAGGATGGGGCCTTCCCGTATGACAAGGAACTGCTGAACCTGCTGATGCAGACGGGGAATATGAAAGCCATGAGCCGTGAAACGGGCATCCCTTACCGTAGCATCATTTACTCCATCGAACAGGCCAAGGCCAAAATCAAAACCGCAATCGAAGCCAATGGATATACTGGTTTTTCCAATCCTGATTAGTGCCTTAGCGACCCTTGCGGTCGTGGAGTTCCGAGTCCTGCCGGGATGGTTCTACGCTCTGCCCTTTGCGAAGCGGAAGCCGTTTTCGTGCATGACCTGCTTTGGTTTTTGGCTTGGGGTTGCCCTGACCCTGCCGACCTGCCAATGGTACTTGGCCCCAATCCTCGGTCTTGCCTCATCTGCCACCGCAATAATTATTCGGGAATGGACCTTCAAATGACCAACGACCAGTTCATAGTGGCCCAAAAGCACAGGAAGTATTGGGACCAATATGTGGCCTCGCTGACGATGCGACTGCCACCCGATGCGGTTGGTGAACTGCAAGCCATCCTCACGGCTCACGGACGACCTCCCACGAATTGGTGGTGCGCCGACTGCGTAAAATCAGCCCTCCAATACATTTACCTACAAGCGGACTTGTTCCTCGAAGTCAACCAAAACACCATAAACCACTCCCTGAATGCCCCTGCCAATCCCGAACAATAACGAGTCAAGAGAAGGCTTCATCGGTCGCTGTATGTCCAACAACAGCGTCAACACGGAGTTCCCTGATACGGCTCAACGATTGGCGGTTTGTGGCTCAACGTGGGAGAATCACAAAAGGCAACAGTTCGAGTCTTATTCGGACTACGGCCAAGAGATTCGGGCCAATGCCAAGCGAGGGATGGAACTCAACGAGCGCAACGGGAATAAGTGTGCCACGCAGACGGGCAAAGTTCGTGCAGCAACTTTGTCCAAGGGGGAACCCATATCGCTCGAAACCATCAAGCGGATGCACTCCTACCTGTCAAGGGCCGAAACCTACTACGACAATGCTGACGATACCAGCGACTGCGGATACATCAGTTACCTGCTTTGGGGTGGCAAGTCGGCTCTCTCATGGTCAAGAAATAAACTCCGGGAACTTGGCGAACTCGAAGGCGAAGGATGACGAGGCCCAAGTGCAGGCTCGGATGGACTCGCTGATGATGGTGATTACGACCCTGTGCGACTGCATCGGAGCGGTGGACGATTCTAACTCACCGAATGCATTTGCCGTGAAGATGAAGATAGTGGACAAGATTGACGAACTCATAGACAAAATCGAATACTGATGCAACGAGTACCCATAGGAACCATTAAGAACAACCCGAACAACCCAAGGGTCATCAAGGACGACAAGTTCAAGAAACTCGTGCAGTCCATCAAAGACCTACCCGAAATGGCCGAGGTTCGTCCCGTTGTGGTTAATACCGATATGGTCGTGCTTGGAGGCAACATGAGGCTCAAAGCCATGCGTGAGGCTGGATGGAAGGACGTGCCAATTCAAGTCGTGGATTGGGACGAGGACAAGCAAAGGCAGTTCATTATCAAAGACAACGTAAGCGGAGGGGAGTGGGATTGGGAGATGCTTGCGAATGAATGGGACACCGAGGAACTGCAAGAGTGGGGTCTTGACCTACCCGACTTTGACAACGGCAAGGAACTGGAAGCGGAGGAAGATGACTACGAGATGCCTGACGAAGTGCAGACCGACATCGTGCTGGGCGACCTGTTCGAGATTGGTCCGCATCGTTTGCTTTGTGGGGATTCAACGGATAGCGATGCAGTCGCCAAGTTGATGGATGGGCAGAAGGCGGATATGGCACACAACGACCCTCCTTATGGGATGAAAAAAGAGAATGAGGGTGTCTTAAATGATAACCTAAACTACTCGGATTTGCTTAATTTTAATCGGGAGTGGATTGCGGTCCAGTTTATGCAATTAAAAGAAAACGGGTCTTGGTATTGCTGGGGAATTGATGAGCCTTTGATGGACATTTATTCTAACATTTTAAAGCCATACATAGGGCAACAAAAAGCAACTTTTAGAAATCTATTGACGTGGGACAAAGGACACGGCCAAAGTCAAAATTCAGACCAAACAAGGTCATACGCAACAGCGGATGAGAAGTGTCTTTTTGTGATGCTTGGCGTTCAAGGATTCAATAATAATGCAGACAACTACTTTGAGGGATTTGAGCAAATAAGGGACTACTTAGTTACCCAACGAAACAAGGTTGGATGGAATACCGATGAGATTGTCAAAATAACAGGCAAAACAAGCGCATCGCACTATTTTAGTAAAAGTCAATGGCACTTCCCAACAAGAGAGCATTATGACGCAATTAGAAACGCAGCAAATGGCTCGGCCTTTCATAAGGAATACGATGCGTTGAAAAAGGAATACGATGCGTTGAAAAAGGAATACTATTCAACTCGTGCATATTTTAACAATACGCACGACAACATGAACAACGTTTGGCACTTTGCACGGCACACAAAGGACGGAAGCGAAGGTGGACACGCAACTCCTAAACCTATCCCATTGTGTGAGCGAGCAATCAAAAGCAGTTGCCCTGATAATGGTTTGGTTATTGATTCCTTCCTCGGCAGCGGTTCTACAATGGTAGCAGCACACCAACTCAACCGCAAATGCTACGGCATGGAACTTGACCCGAAGTACTGCCAAGTCATCGTGGACAGGATGCTTAAACTTGACCCGACCTTGGAGGTCAAGAGGAACGGCCTGCCCTATAAAACAGGCGAATAACAGGCTATGCCAATACCCAACGAACATATCAACCAATTCAAGAAGGGAGAGTCAGGCAACCCCAATGGTCGTCCACGCAAGTACGTCAGCACCTTGGTTGACCAAGGCTACAAGCGGTCCGAAATCAACGACACCATCCAAAACATGATGGCCATGACCTTGGAGGAAGTCAAGGCGGTTTGGGACAACCCAACGGCAACCGTCCTCGAAAAGACAATCGCCTCGGCCATCCGCAAGTCCATTGAGAAGGGAACGCTCTACTCCATGGAAACCCTGCTCTCAAGGGTGTACGGTCAACCAAAGCAGGAGGTCGCTGCAACCATATCGCCTCAACCAATTTGGCAGGGCGTAAAACTACAAGTTGACACCAACCACAACGGCAATCAAGATTGATGGATTCCGCAAGAGAATCCGAATAGTCCAAGGCGGTTCATCGGCAGGCAAGACCTTTGCCATCCTGTCCTTGCTTTATTCCTATGCAGCCAACCCCGAATGCGGTCCGCTTGAAATATCCGTAGTTTCCGAATCCATCCCCCACCTTCGCAGGGGTGCGCTTAAGGACTTCCTCAAGATGCTCAACATGACAGGGCTTTACCAAGAGGAACTTTACAACCGAACCCTGCTCCGATACGACTTCCCGCATGGCTCCTACATCGAGTTCTTTTCCGCTGACCAAAGCGACAAGATGCGAGGGGCAAGGAGGGACGTGCTATTCATGAACGAGGCCAACAACATCACATGGGAAGCCTATCACCAACTGGCTATCAGGACAAGGAACGCCATCTACATCGACTATAATCCAGTCCGAGAGTTTTGGGCGCATACCGAATTGATGAATGACCCCGATGCCGAGTTCCTGCTCGTTACCTACAAGGACAACCAAGCCCTTGACCCTGCCATCATCCGAGAGATTGAGAAAGCCAAGACCAAAGCCGAAACCTCTGCGTATTGGGCTAACTGGTGGAAGGTCTATGGCCTCGGTCAAGTCGGGACGCTTCAGGGGGCGATATACGAGGACTTCGAGGTGGTGGAGGGTATCGATGTCAGCCGTGCCAAATTCGTCGCCCTTGGGCTTGACTGGGGCTTTAGCAACGACCCTACGGCACTCGTAGCAATCTACCGCCAAGGGGACTGCTTGCTGATTCAGGAACTGCTCTACTCCACGGGCCTCACGAACCAAGACATCGCAGACAAACTGCGGTCGCTGGGGATTACAAGGGCTTGGGAGATCGTGGCGGACTCTGCAGAACCGAAGTCCATCGAGGAAATCTACCGACTTGGCTTCAACATCAAGCCAGCGGAGAAAGGCCCCGATTCGGTCAGGAACGGCATCGACATCCTGAAACGCTTTAAGCTGCAGGTAACCAAGGATAGCACCAACCTCATCAAGGAACTGCGGTCCTACACTTGGGCTACGGATAAGGAGGGCAAGAACACGGGGGTCCCGATTGATTCCTTCAACCACGCCTGCGATGCGATGCGGTATGTGGCACTTAACAAATTGAGGGTTAGCAACTCAGGGAAGTATGTTGTGGTGTAACTTTGCAGTACTAAACCCCTAAACAATGACACAGGAACAAATCAGACGATTAAAGCAATGGAATGTTGAAATCATATTCTTTGACCGAGGATGCCTTGTCAAGGTGGGATGCAAGTCATTTGCCTCTGAGAGCATTGAGGAAGCGATGGCAGAACTTGTGGCATACACCAAAGACCCGATTGGAGTTGGCAAGAAGTATGCGCCAGAGGAGTTTATTGAATTTACAAGTGCAACAAGTGCAAGGTTCAATGATGAACAAGGAACAAATCATTGACCTGCTCATCGAAATCGGGAAGACGCTTGCAGCCATTTTCTTTATCATCACCCTTCTAACCCTCCTTTGGACCTTATGAAAGTCGTCCACTACTACCACATCTACTGCGGAGGCAACTGGCAGTTGATCCTGAACCAACACATGATGGCGGTCTGCAACTACGGCCTCATCGGGGTCTTGGATGAGATTCGTGTCGGCATCGTCGGTCCACCCGAACAACGCAAAGCGGTCAAGGAGGTGCTGGAGAACTCGATGGTGGCCGATAAGGTCAAGGTGGTCGTTACCCGGACCAACGCTTGGGAGCAGGCGACCCTTACCGAGATGTACCGGGCAAGTCAAGAGGAAGAAGCTGTGTACCTGTACGCCCACACGAAGGGGGCTGCAAATCCATCCTTGACAACCCAACTATGGGGCAGGTCCATGTTGTTCTTTAACGTGGTGGCTTGGGAACGCTGCCTGCAAATGCTGGAGGGGGTCGATGCCGTAGGATGTCATTGGATAACCAAGGAGCAGTTCCCTCACATGGCTGACCAAAACAACCCCGAAGGCTATCCCTACTTTGGGGGCAACTTTTGGTGGGCCAAGTCGAGCCACATCAAGGAACTCGGTGAGCCGAAACGGGAGCAACGCTATCAAGCCGAGCATTGGATAGGGAAGAAACCCGACACCAAGGTCTTTGACTCCAACCCCGGCTGGCCTTCACCTGAAAAATTCGTTGTAACTTTTTGATATGAAACTACTCGCAAACATCGCCTACCACCACAACCCCGAAAGGCTGCCAAACCTTATACGGGTCATTGAGGCTATCAAGTCCTACCCGGTGCAAGCCGACATCTTCGTGGACACCAACGACTCCGAAGTCGTGGGGCTACTTGCGGACCAACCCGTAACGGTTCACGCTCACACGCAACTCTCACACCCTTGGATGCTGACTGCGGTCCATCGGACTCGCATCAAGGAAACCTACAAGTACTTTGACTGGGTGGCCTACTTTGAGGACGACATGATGCTGCCCAAGGAAGGCTTCGTCAACTTCACGGAGCGGTTCGATTCGATGTTTGCCGATGGCTTGTACCCGTCCTTCACTCGCATTGAAACCTACGACGACAAGGAAGGCGAATGCACTCCTGACGTGAACGAGGTCCTGCCCAGTTCCGTTTGGTGTCAGTACAACGGCAAGGATTATGTGAGCCTGCCGTTCTTCATCAACTACCACGCTTTTTGGATGTTCAGCGTCAAGAGGCTTAAGGAGGTCCTGACCCGAAGCCCCGAAGAACTCGACAAAATCCCCGACAACGGTCTATTCAGGGAGAGCCTTGCGTCCTTCCCGATTTGGTCGCTTGGCTTGAAGCCGATGCTGGAATTTACGGAGCAGGGCGAACTTGCGGACCATTGCAAGGTGTTCCACCTAACGAACAACTACAAGCACGGAAGCACCAACATTAAAACCCTCTTCAAGCGATGAAACACGACAACATCTTTGGCTGGTCAAACATGGAAAATCAAGGTCAACTGCTTCAGTTAATTCTTGACGAAATGCCTCCCCAAGAAAAATACCACATGGCTGAAATCGGGGTCTACCTCGGTCGTGGCACGGCCATCTTTGACGAGGTTTTTGTCAGCAGGGGGCTTGATTACAAGTTGGTAGCCATTGACCACTTTGAAGGCTCGCCTGAACACAAGGCGAGCAATTCAATCCCATTATACGAAGAGGCTTTGAAGAACCTTGAACCGATACGAGATAGGGTTTCTTTGCTGAATATGGAGTCGTTGGCTGCTTGCAAGAAATTTAAGGATTCTGCTTTTGACATCGTTTACATCGATGCATCGCACGAATACGAGCCTGTTCTGCAAGACATCAAGGCTTGGCTCCCGAAGGTCAAGAAGGGTGGATTTATTTGTGGGGACGACTATGTTGGAGGATGGCCCGGAGTTATTCAGGCCGTAGGCGAAGCCTTTGAGGGCAGGCATAAGGTCGTTCCGGGAACTCAACAATGGTACATACAACTATGAAACTCCAAGACCTCACCATCGACCAGTTCCAGCGTATCGGAGCCATTGAGTTCTCAAGCGTGCTGGGAGATTACGACAAGCGTGCAGGAGTCGTCGCAATCGTTGAGGGGGCTGACATATCACTCGTCCGAGAGATGCCCGCCAAGAGCGTCCTAAAGAGATACAAGGCCATTATCAGCGAGTGGAACGCATTGCCTGCCTTGGGATACAAGCGGAAGTTCAAAGCCGGGGGCAAGTGGTGGATCCCGACGGTCTTCACGGATGAGTTGACGGCTGGGCAGTTGATAGAGTTAATGGACGCAAACACCACGGACGAGAAACAACTCTTGCAAAACCTCCACCGAATCATGGCGACCCTGTGCCGGGAGGGCGGTCTATTCGGATTCTTCCCGAAAAAGTACGACGGGGCTGCCCATGCCGAGCGAGCCGAGTTAATGAAGAAACACGCCAAGGTGGGCGACGTTTGGGGGGTTGTCAGTTTTTTTTTGCTAAGTTCAGAGTCTTACTTGAAAGTTTTGAGCGACTATTCCAAGCACCTGATGAAGACGGCCGAGGGGCTGACGTAAGCCCTCTCGCAGGGTACGGATGGCTGATGGTGGTGTGGCGGATGGCAAACAAGGACGTACTGAAATTCGATGCCATCTTCGCAATGAAGGCGGTGGAGTTCTTGAACTATGCGCTCCTGATTCACGATATTTTGGAAGCCGAGAGGATGGAAGCGGAGCGAGCAAGACGCAGATAGACACTATCCGGCACGGGTTACATTTACCCGTATGGAAACAACCATCCTCGCCAATGGTAAGCCCGTAAACAAGTTCGGCAGCGGTTCGATGAAGGGCATCGACGAAACCGCTTTGGAGGGGATTGGTTCAGTCGTTGGACCCAAAGGTGGAGGCAAGTCGCCAACCCACGACGTGCTGGTCAAATGGATTGAACGGGTCATTGAACTTGCAAAGAAGAACCTCGAAGCATCCAACGCCAACGCAGGGGGAACGCTATCGGCATCCATCACACCCGAAGACATCGAACTATCCGCAAAGCAAATCGTGGTGGCTATCATGGCTAACCCTTACTGGAAGTATGTTGACCAAGGGGTGCGAGGTAAGTCGTCAAGCGCAAAGGCTCCGAGGTCGCCATTCCAATACAGGGACAAGTTCCCACCTGCCCAAGCGATGGCCGATTGGATAGCCAACAAGGAAAAAGTAGTTGTGCCGACCTATTCCCGTGAACTCAAGCGGATGCGGACGAAGCAGGAGCAAGGATTGGTCGATGGCAGGTCGGTAGCCTATTGGGTATTCCAGCGAGGAACACGGGCCACGAACTTCATGTCTAACGCCCTATCCCCCGAAATGATTCAGGTCCTGACCGAGAATATCGCAGAGGTCCTTGGCAAATCCATAAGCGTAGCAACCAAATTATAAAATGGCAGTAACAGTCCTATCAGGGTCGCCTCTCATGGCAACACCTGTTTACAACAAGATGCTCTTCAAGGTCAGCAGCAACGAGATAGCCCAGCCTAATTACCGATTTGTTTGCGATGTCAAAGACAGTGCAGGGAGTACATACGCCCGGTTAAAGTGCGATAAATTACCGATTACCAACCAAGGATTCTTCGATGTCGCCAAGGTCGTTGAAACCTTAATTGCACCGACCAAGCCATCGCTGACGCAGACCGCATTCAGCAATCATTCGGGGTACTATTCGGGGTATCGCTTGGACTTCTTCGACGAATACGGGAACACGCCTGTCGTGCAGACGGGAACGGTTACCACCGTCAGCGGGGCCATAGCCTTTGCGGGAAACTTGGAGCAGTTGGAGTTCCAGTCCTACAATTCTGCGATTCGATTCCCTTCGGGTACGCTTTTGGGTAGTTTGGCTTTGACCACCCCGACCCGATTCGTATGGCACTCCAACACCGAGGCGAGGTGGCTCGCTCAAGGGAAGGGAACCACAACGGCCAACTTTGACAAAGCCCTCATTCGCTACTACACGGCAGGGGGTACGTTGGTCCGAGAGTACACGGTCAACAACGGCCAACCAGCGGTGCAGCAAGTCGTCCGCTTTGGTGCAGGGCCAAGCAACGTCCGGGCATTGACTTCGGGTCAAGCCAGCGACGGGTTCAGCGGTGAGTACCTGTTCCCATCCGATGAAGGCGAATATTACACCATTGCCTTCGGGGATTCCGCTTGGAACGACTTTAATCAACGCTGCGATGCGGATGGAGCCGACCCAGCCGAAAGTTCATTCTGCTTGGAGGAACGATTCAACGAACTATACGAGGACAACTACGACAACTTCGGACAAGAGTACACCTATACGAAGGGTCTATGCGAGCGGTTCAACTCCATCCCGGTTCACTTCCAAAACAAGTGGGGCGGGCTTGATGCGTATGTCTTCACATTGAAGAACCGCAAGCGGGCCAACATTACCCGGCAGACGTTCGGCTACAACTCGGACGTTTATGCGACCACCACCTACGACAAGGTGTGGGCAGGTGAGTTCGACTATGTTTACGCCCTCAACTCGGATTGGCTGACGGATGCCGAATCCGCTTGGCTTATCGAGATGGTCAGGTCGGGGCAGGTATGGCTTGAACTGGATGGGCAGTTAGTCGAGGCTATCGTCAACGCCAACACTTACCAATTCACGACTCGCAGGAACGACCGACTTACCCAGCTGCAGGTCGAGGTTGCCGTGGCTTACAAGAACAACATCCTATGAGCGTAACTCTCATCGCCTACCCTCTCAACGATTCCAACGCAGAGGTTCCCTACATCCTTGACACCATGGGCGAAATCGACATCGCCCTGACATTTTCGGTCGAGGACATTGCCGACATCACCAAGCGAAGGGGGTCGTTCAGTAAGACGATAACCCTACCAAACACGCCAACCAACAGGGACTGCTTTGGTCATGCTTACAACATCCAGTCCTTTGTGGGTGGGTTCCAACCCAACAAGAAGATTCGTGCTGCGATGTGGGAGGATGGGGTCCAAGTGTTCAGCGGAGTGCTGCAACTGATTTCCATGTCCAAGATTCGGGGCGAGGTAACCTACGAAGTCGGTTTGTTCTCGGACGACGTAAGCCTGTTCAAGTCCATTGAGGGCAACCTCCTTGCGACAACTGTTGGGGTCAGCGGGATGAACCACACACTGACTTCTGCTCATGTTTCTGCGACTTGGACCGCATCGGGTGCAAGCGGTTACGTTTACGGCTTGGTGGACTCCTACGGCTATACGGACGTGGTTACGCAAGGATGGTTTGCCGTGCCGTTCTACAAGATGACCCCAAGCATCTATGTCAAGAAGATGGTGGACTTGATATTCGCGCAGGCAGGGTATCGATACACATCGGAGTTCTTTAATTCCGAGCGGTTCGGTAAGTTGGTCATTCCATACGCTGCCGGGCAGTTATCGGTCAACCTGTCGGGGTCAAACATTTTTGCAGCGAGTACGGGAACGGTTACAGGAACGATTAACCAAAACCTTACGATGCAGTTCCCGGACGAAACTGGGACCTACTACGACCGCCCCGGCTATTGGGTTGCATCGTCCAGCACCTTCGTCGCTCCATCCGTTCCAACGAGATGGAGGGTAACGGTTGAACTTACAATAGACCAATCGTTTCCTGATTTTCCAAATAGCCGTTGCAATATGTCTATCAGGAACCTAACCGAATCAACGGACAACATGGTTCTCATGGGGATTCAGTTGAACAGGAATGAAAAGTCAATCGTCGTTTTCCCTGACGTTACCATCCCCGGCAACACGACCGCAAACATCGGCATCGTCTTTGACCGGTTTACTATTCAGTCCCCATTTACAATCCTATCCGGGGCAACGGTCCTTTGGGAATGCTTGGAGAACCCCGTAAGTATCGGAACGATTGACATGAGGACCGCCCTGCCTGCTGATGTCAAGCAATCGGACCTCCTGCAAGACCTGCAAAAGATGTTCAACCTCTACTTCATGCCGGACCCGTCCGACCCGAAGAACCTCATCGTGGAGCCTTGGGTGGACTTCTATTCATCGGGGGTCGTTGACTGGTCGCAGAAATCGGACGAGAACGCAGAGCAGAACATCACGAACGGGGACCCGAACCAATACAAAACCATCGTGTTTAAGTACAAGGATGCCGGGGACTACCTTTCCAAACTTGATAAGTCAAACTACCCGCTTGCCAAGGAAGGCTACGGAGGGCGAATCTTCACGACCGACAACTTCTACGGCAAAGGCGAGAACATCGTCGAACTTGCTTGCAGCACCCTTATCCCTGCGAACTTCACAACGGACAAGGTAATCGGTAGGGCTTGGGACTTGGATGGCTCCGCTTTATCAGGAACCATCAAGACCTTGCAGAACGGGTACAGGATAGCCCAGTACAATCTGATTGAGGCCCCGACGACGTGGGCCTACCAATACGGGGTCAGCGGTTCGGTAGCACTCGCAGAGTCGTTGTTGAATCTTCCCTTTGTCAGCCACCTTGACAACCCCTACGCAGCAGACTTCGACCTTGCCTTTGGAATACCTAAGCAGTTGTACTATGCGGTGAATGTCGCCGCAAATAGCGACCCTTACGCATACACAAACAACAACCTGTTCAACATCTATTGGTGGAACTTCATCCAAGAAACGGTCAGCCGTGAGGCGATGCAGTTGGAACTCTCCATCATGCTCAATGCGGTGGACATCAGCCAACTTGACTTCCGAACCCCTATCTACTACGGAGGGGTCCGTTGGAGGCTGCTTGAGATTCGGGACTACGAGATAGGCCAGCAGAAGCCTTGCCGGGTAACCCTTCGCAGGATTCTCAACCTCACCGAGTTTGCCCCAAAGCAAATCTATTACTTCCCCTACGATGGGCCAGTTCCTGCAACGGATTCGGACTACCCGAACGAAGTACCTCCCATTCCAACCATCAAAGAACTCCCAGCGGTTGCAGGTCCTCCGGGTGAAACGGGTGCAACAGGTGCGCAGGGCGACCCCGGTCCAGCAGGTGCAGGGTTCACTCCGGGCGATGCAGCAGGGGACATCAAGTATTGGGATGGCACCGCTTGGGTCAACTTGGGAATAGGAACCGAAGGTCAGGTCTTGGAGGTTGTGTCGGGACTACCAGCATGGGCAGACAAATAAAAAACTATGGCAGTAACTAAAGAAATCGTCCTCGAAGTAGGGATCAAAGACTCAACCGCTCAAGGCACGACGAGTGCCAAACAACGGCTCAGGGAACTCCAAAAGACCCTGACCGAGATGGCTTTGGCTGGGGAATCCGGGACCAAGGCTTTCAAGCAAATGGAGGCCGAGGCAGGGAAACTCAAGGACCAAATCGGGGACACCTCGCAGAGGATTAAGAACCTCGCATCGGACACACGGAGCATTGACACCTTCGTGTCAGCCGTGCAGGGGATTACCGCTGGCTTTCAAATCGCCCAAGGTGCAGCAGCGTTGTTCGGGTCCGAGAACGAGGACTTGCAGAAAGCGTTGCTCAAGGTCCAAGGGGCGATGGCTTTGGCCAACGGGGTGCAACAGGTCGCCAACCTGCTCAACAAGGACTCCATCCTAATCACCCAAGGCCAAGCAGCAGCACAGGCACTCTACGCAACCGCAGTCGGTGCAAGCACGGGGGCGATGAAAGCGTTCCGAATTGCTTTGCTTGCTACGGGTATCGGTGCAGCAATCGCAGCCGTAGGACTTTTGGTCGCCAAGTGGGACGAACTCACCGCAGCGGTTCGTAGGTTCCTGAACTTACCCGACCCGGCCATCGCAGCGAAAGCGAGGGAGCAGGCTGCCCTTCGTGAAGAAGCAGCCCTGTCCAATTATCGGGATGCATACGAAGCCCATACAAACGCTCAAATCGCAGCAGACCAAAAGAGGGAGGCACAACTCAAAGAACGCCAACGCAAGGAAGCAGAGGCCACCCAAAGGCGTTTGGAGCGGTTAAGGGAAGAAAACAACGCCATCATCAAGTTCGTAGAGGACCTGAACCTGCAACTCTACGAAATGGAGTTGGATAGGTTGAGCCAACAGGAGCAACTGCAAGTCAAAGCGATGCAGGCCGAAGCCAAGAGGAGGATGCAGGTGGACACGGCTGACGCAAAGTCCAAGATGGGCCAAGCCCAGCGTGAGGAGGACCTCGCTGGACTGCGTGAGAAATACGTCGGTCAATCGTTTGCGGTCATCAACGACATCATCATCGCATCGGCAGGAAAGAGCGAGGCAGCACAAAAGCGGGCCTTCAATGTCGCCAAGGCTGCATCCATAGCCCAAGCCATCGTAAACACCTACCTTGCCGTCAGTTCGGCACTCGCTTTGAAGCCGACTGAATCCGTATTCCCCGGACAAAGGTTCGTTGAGGCAGGTCTTGCTCTTGCTGCCGGTCTTGCAAACGTCGCCAAGATTAAGGCCCAACAATTCCAAGGCGGTGCAGGTGCAGGCTCTCCCGGTGCAGACGTAACGGGTGCAGGAGCAAGCGTAGCACCTCCCCCCATCTTCGCAAACCCGCAAACGACCAACCTCGGCACGGGCGAACTCTCGGCAGGCCAAGGCCAAGGAACGCAGCCAATGAGAGCCTATGTCGTGGAACGGGACATCACCCAAAGCACTCGCAGGGTCAGGAGGCTTGAAGAATTTGCAACTCTTGGAGCCTAACCACATTTACCTGCATGGAACTACCCATATACCGAATGACCGTTGATGAAGTGGATGAAGGGGTCCAATTCGTGGCCCTTACCGATATGCCTGCCATCGAGCGACCATTCCAAGCCTTCAGCCAAGCCAAGCAGAAGTTCACCGAAACAGGCGAACGGAGAGTCCTGACGGGGCCTCTAATGCTTGCCGATACTCCCATCTTTCGCAAGGACGAAACCTATGGCGAGTACTACGTCGTCTTTGACAAAGCCACCATCCGCAAGATAGTCCAAAAGTATTTCAAGCAAGGCAACCAGCACAACGTCAACGCTTACCACAATGCTGAACTCGATGGCGTGTTCATGTTCGAGAGTTACATCACCGACTCCGAGCGTGGCATTAACCCTCCCAAGGGCTACGAGGACACACCCGATGGATCTTGGTTCGGATCCTTCAAAGTAGAGAATGACGAGGTGTGGGACAACCGCAACCTGTTCCGGGGTTTCTCCGTTGAGGGGCTTTTTGGAATGGACAAGACCCCAAGCACTTTAGAAGTCGAGATGGCAGCCCTTGCCGATGAACTTACCGCTTTTTTGCAACAATTAACCCCCACCTACAAATCCCACTAATTATGAACCTGAAAAACGCAATCGAATCCCTGCGAACTGAACTTCGTAAATTCAGCACCCAAAAGCAGTCCTTCGCTGACTACAAACTCGTTGACGGCACGGTTGTCCGTGTTGATGGCGACCTCGTTGCCGGGACTGCCGTTTACGTTGTTGCCGAGGACGGCACGTTACCTGCACCCGATGGCGAACACGTCGTTGAGGGCGTTGGTACTATCAAGACCGAAGGAGGCAAAATCGTTGAGGTCATCGCTGCCGAAGTAGCAACACCGGTCATCGAGCCGTTGCCCGTTGCTGCTGAAATCACCCCCGAAGTAGCCGTTGAGGTAACTGAAGAAATCAAGGGCGCTTATCCGCTCATGACCCCCGAGGTCGTCGAGGCTATCGTCGCCAAGCACCTTGGAGCCATCATGGAAGAACTCAAAGCAGCATACGCTGAAATGGGCAAGATGAAGGAGAAAATGTCTGCCTTCGCAAGCCAAGTTGAAACCATGGCCGATATCGTCGAGAAGGTCAGCGAACTCCCAGCCGAAGCCCCCAAGGCCAGCGGTTCCGCAATCGTTGAGCAACGCAAGGCTCAGGCATCGCAGAACTTCAACGCTCTCGCACAAGCACTTCAATCACTCAAAAAAAACTAAACCCCTAAACCCCCATTAACAATGGCATATTCGTTCACAGGATTAACCTCCTACACCGACCAAGAGAGGCTCCCTCTCATCACCAAAGCGGTATTCTCCGCTCGTTCAGCAGCCCTGTTCACCAAGCAGGTGGGCATCAAGTTCGCTGCTGCGTTAAACCTCATGGACACCGATGCACAATTGCAGAGCGGTGACGCTTGCGGTTACACTACATCAGGAACAACCGCCTTCACTCAGCGGAATATCACCGTTGGCCGTATGAAAGTGCAAGAAACATTGTGTCCTCGCTCCTTGGAGCAGTACTGGATGCAGACCCAGTTGACTGCTGGCTCTAACTACGAGGGCGTTCCTTTCGAGCAAGCATTCAGCGAGCAGAAGGCTCTCCGTATCGCAGAGGCTTTGGAGAATGCAATTTGGAAGG